AGCTAATGCACCTTGTTAGAGCTTATGAAAACTACAAGCAGACCTATAAGAAGATAGACTTTACCGATATGATTGAGGATTTTATTGCCTCTGATGTCTGTCCTGATATAGAAGCTTTGTTTGTTGATGAGGCACAGGATCTCTCCACCCTTCAATGGAAGATGGTCGATGTACTCAGGAAGAAGCCTCGGCTACAGATATTTACCGGGGACGATGATCAGGCAATTATGAACTTCCAAGGAGCAGACGTTAAAGCTTTTCTAAACGCAACGGAGAAGAAGACTGTTCTTAATCAGTCGTATCGTGTTCCGATAACAGTGTGGGACCAAGCACAGTCCATTGTTAACCGCATAGATAACAGGGCTCCAAAGCTTTGGCATCCTAAACAGGAAGAAGGAAGCGTCAGGTATCATCAGAACATGTGGGACATTCCGATGCAGGAAGGCGAGTGGTGTCTCATGGCTAGAACCAACAGGATAGCCTCGTACTATGCTAATGAACTTAGAGAGGAAGGCTGGGTGTACAGTCGAAACGGTCAGCCAAGCATTCCGCTCAAGACATATGAAGCCCTTACTGATTGGGAAAGTTGGTGCAAGGGAGCACCTATGTCGCCAGCTAAGATCAGAAACATCTACACGTTCATGACTGTCGGGGAAGGTTTTGTTAAGGGCAATGGTCCACGGTCAAGGAACCTGTTGCTTCTTAATGAGGAAGAAGGGTATACGATGCAGTACGCTAAGAGCGACTTAGGATTGATAATGGATGAGTCCCATAGGTGGCACAGGGCGTTAGGCAAGATAGACTTAGAGACAAAGAACTATGTTCTCAATGCCCTTAAACGAGGAGACAACGTAAAGAAACCTCGTATCAAGGTAAGCACTATACACTCAATGAAGGGGGGAGAATCCGACAATATTATAGTTGTTCCAGACTTATCTTATGCGGCTCATAAAGAATATAACAAGACACCTGCAACGGAGCATCGTGTTTTCTATGTGGCTGTTACAAGAGCCAAGCAATCTCTCCATGTACTTTACCCCCAGACTGATAGGAACTATGTGTTATGAAACCAGAAGAAATATTAAACAAAGCCGCATCATTGGTCAGTGGAGATCGTGCCAAGCAACATGGAGATTACACCCAGCAACATAAGAGGGTGGCTTCCTTATGGAGTGCTTACTTGAATACTCCTATAAGCGCACAGGAAGTAGCCTTCTGCATGGTTCTGTTAAAAATATCCAGAGACGAGGTGGGGTCTCCGAATCCAGATGACGGAGTAGATGCTTCAGCGTATACTTCTATATGGGCAGCATTGGCTCAGAAAGATGCGTGAGGATTTATTTGACGAAAAGGTTTGGTCTCCACCTGATCATCTGCCGGACTTGTCTGGTGAAAAGATAATCGCTGTAGATGTTGAGACGAAAGACCCCCGTCTAATAGACTTGGGGCCAGGTTGGGCAAGAGATGACGGCAAGCTTATAGGTATTGCTGTTGCGGCCTCTGGTTGGCAAGCCTATTTGCCGATAGCCCACGAAGGTGGTGGGAACATGGCGAAAGGCTTGGTGGTCGGCTGGCTCCAAGACCAGCTTGATCACGGTATGTCTGTGGTTTTTCACAACGCTCAATATGATTTGGGTTGGTTGTTATCAGAAGGAATTGAGGTAAAAGGTGCTATCCTTGACACTATGGTCGCCGCACCCTTGCTGGATGAAAACAGATTCAGCTATTCTCTTAACGCTATTGGTAGGACGTATCTGGGCGAAGGGAAGAAAGAAGAGGACCTGAGACGAGCCGCTAACCAGCATGGCGTTAATGCCAAGGCTGAAATGTGGAAGCTCCCAGCCGAGAGGGTTGCCCTATACGCAGAAGGAGATGCGGATCTTACTTTGAAGTTGTGGCATGTTCTGCACAAGAAGCTCGAAGAAGATGGTTGCCTTGACATCTTGGAAATGGAGCTTGCTCTTCTCCCTCTTGTGTTTGAGATGAAGCGAAGAGGTGTCCGGGTAGATGTAGACAAGGCTGAACAAACCAAGAAATATCTTGTTTCAAAAGAAAACAAAATTCTGAAAGAGCTGTACGATGAAACGAAGGTTCACATTGAACCATGGAACGCAAAGAGCCTTGCCTTGGCCTTTGACAACCTTGGGTTGCCATACGAGAGAACACTTAAATCTGACGCACCTAGTTTCACAAAGCACTTTCTAAAAACTCACGAACACCCTGTGGCAAGGAAGATACTAGAAGTAAGAGAGTACAACAAAGCCAACACTACTTTTGTTGATACAATACTCAGTCACCAACATAAGGGACGTATTCATTGCCAGTTCAATCAGCTTAGATCGGACGAAGGGGGGACGGTGTCTGGGAGGTTCTCGTCAAGCAATCCTAACTTGCAACAAGTTCCTTCCAGACACCCAGAGATTAAGTCTCTTATCAGGGGACTATTTATACCAGAAGATGGATGTCGTTGGGGAAGTTTCGACTATAGCGCACAGGAGCCTCGATGGATGATGCACTATGCCTGTCTAACTCCTTCAACTAAGGATAACGAGAAGGTAAAGGAGATTGCCGCTCAGTATCAGAATGACGATCTGGACTTCCATCAGATTGTTGCTGACATGGCTGGCGTTAGCAGAACTCACGCCAAGACAATCAACCTGGGTATCATGTACGGTATGGGTATAGGAAAGTTAGCCCAGACACTGGGAGACATTCCGTTTGAGGAAGCCAAGCTGTTACGCAACGAGTATGACGAGAAGGTTCCGTTTATCCGAGCCTTGGCATCTTCTGTTATGGATGCAGCCTCTAGCCGATCTGAGGTGAAGACCTTACTTGGGAGAAGGTGTCGTTTCCCTATGAGAGAACTCAAGGGTTATTCCAGAGAGTACAAGAAGCCGATTCACATTGATAAGCTGGAGGAGCGGTGGATAGAAGTTTTAAATACTCCTGTTGAGGAAAGGGAAAGTAAATGGGCGAGTATGAACCCTGAAAGGTATCAGGTAGCTTTTGTATACAAAGCTCTCAACAGACTGATCCAAGCTTCTGCAGCGGATCAGACAAAGAAGGCTATGAAAGACTGCATGGAAAGTGGTCATTGGCCCATGCTCACTGTTCACGATGAGCTTTGCTTTTCTATAGAGAGTGATGAACAGGTGGTTGAGATAAAAGATATTATGGAGAACTGTGTGCCTGAGATGAAGATACCTTCTAGGATCGATGTAGGGCTAGGAGATAACTGGGGGTCTGCTAAATAGTAGAGCCATCAGTTTCAGAAAAACCTCCGTATCCACCAAGATCACTGTCGTCATCACCAACACCAATTCCAATATCAACAGAATCATTCGGATTAGAATCTTCAGCACGACCCGCAGGACCTACAAAATCACCCAAAGTAGGATCTCCAACACGACCCGCAGGACCTACAAAACCAAGAACAGTGTTGAAGGCATCTTTCGGATTATTAAAGCCTCGAATGCTTTGTCTAGATTGATTGTATTCATCTAAAGCTTTTGCATATTGACCTTGTAGCGTTGGCCCTGGAAGAGCGGCATACAAAGCATCCATAATTCCAAGCTGTTGATCTTCTGGTACTCCATAGATGTCATCAAGAGATTCATTCAAAGCACTAAACTCAGCTAAACCAGCAATTCCAGAAAGAGCAAACCCCGCAGGAGTAAAAAAACTTGCTACGTCACCTATCTTTCCAATGGTGTTTGAAAGGGGGGCAACAGGTGAGACAGTAAAGAAATCACTTACACTCTTTGACGCTGAATTTAGTCCTCTTGTAAAAGTCTCCCCAAGTGTATCAAAAGGGCTAACTCCTAAATTAAAGTTTTGACTAGGANGAGACTGACCAGGAGGAGACTGACCAGGAGGAGACTGTAGGTCAGCGTAAGATGGACCTCCACCTTGTCTACGTAATATAGCTTCTGAAACACTAATAGCCATTATATAGAAGTTCCTTAATAGTACTTACTCAATCAACTTAAAAATTAATTCTGTAACCTAGCCGTGCATTATAGTTGTCAGGTTGTTCTTCGTTAAGTGATCTTCGCCCAGACAACGAAAGAATACCCGGTCCAACAGGGGCTTCTACAGATCCTGAAACAATACGATCAGACCTATTTGGTTCAAAATACTGGAAACTAGCTTTAGGAGCGTTGTTTCCAAACATACCTCTTAGAATTTGCCCTTGTCCTCCTATTCCTCTTTGTCTGTTTGTATTGACAATGCTTTCTTTAAAAGGAGTGGTAACTTCTTGTTTTGATTGACCATAAGAAAAATTAACCTTTTCTGGTCTTAAAACTTTTTCCATAAACTCAGGCAACACCTTTCCGGGTAAATAAGCCGCTATCCCAACATTATATGAAGATTCATCTATTTTTAAATCTTCTACGGGAGTTCCTTTTTCTTGCATAAATCTTACAAATTCTGAAGGCATTCCTAAAGCTTCAGGAGTTCTTTCAGAGGAACCTAAAAAATAATTTCCTGAAAAATTAAGAGGTCCTACGGGTAAACCCCCACTCGGTGTTCTAATATTGAAGTTAGACTCTTTAGTGCCATCCTGATTTGAGGAAGAAAAACTACCTATTTTTTCAGCCATTAGATAGAAACCCCTTGGCAGCAATCACCGTCCGTGATCGATTTACAATCAGCGCACTGGTAGTGTCCATGGACAAAGATACTTGGTTTAGTACTGCCACATTTAAGACAACGGGGACCAAGTTTTTCCATCGAACCGCTTTGAGTCTTTTCTGTTTCGTTCTTGGTCATAGCTACAATGTACCCATCCTGAATCTGGCACGTCCTTCTTGTAAAACTCTAGTATCAACTGGTCATACTCTAGGTTCTCTTTTACCCACAAGGCCACTTCCATATTGGGTACACCGGGTATTTCAAAATCTACGGCTTGTCCCTTTACGTGTTGTGACGTGTCCGATGATCCAATGTCCGTGTTTAGAGCTAGAGANCTAAACCCGCTCGATGGAGCAAAAGGTATGCCGTATTTTTCTCGCACGGGCTCCAGTATGTTCTCGCACAAGAGCTTCAGGTTCTCTATCTCTTTTTCCTTTGGCTCATTGTTAATCCCTTTTCGGACTGCTGTTTCAGACCTAGTCAGTTCTTTCAACGAGAAGTGTGTTGAAAGTCTTATCATTGTGTAGGTGTCATCCCCATAAGTTTATTCAATTCTGCCTGTCGTAAAGCAGACGTAGCTTGCGAAGGACTAGGAAGTTGCTGTTGCATTTGTTGAAGGTCTTGAACAATAGGCTGAACAACAGGTTGAACCTGATTCTTAACAGCCTCAACCCCCTGACTAACTTGTTCTCTTGTGTCGCTATCAGGTGCAAGAGAAGTTGCTGCTATTAGTCTAGCCTGTTGGTAAAGACGATCTTTTAATTCCATCAAGGCAGGATTTCCTTTGCCTAAATCTGCTCCAGCGGCAATTCCCTTTTCGTAAAGTCTTTTTCCGCCGTAGTTAGGTTTTAACAAGGAATCAAGATATATCTTTGATCTAAATGCTCTTCCTATAAAATAAATACCCGTTGCTTTGCCCAATAGTTGCAAAGGTCCTCTAATAAAGTTTGCCATAGCACCCGCAGCAAAAGTAGCGGGAGCAAGAGCGGCTTTACCCCCTAAAGAAATATCAGATATTCTTTCGCCTAACTTGCTTGCTTTAATTAAATTGCCAACTACATCTTTACCCAATATTTTGTTTAAAGATCCGTTCCTGTTAAGTTTAGCAATTGTATCTCGAACAGGCTTGCCCCAAGACCCAGAAGATACAGCGTCAGATGTTACCCCATCAGGAAAAGCTGGGGCTAAAATTCTAGACATGATCATGTCTTTAAGATTTATATTGTTAGGATTACTCAAAGCATCTTCACCGATAACTTTAACCAGCTTATCATAGTTTTGAGGGCTCTTTAAAACAGCTTGAACGAGATCATCAGCGTTTTCAATCTTTCCGCTTTTAACTGCTCTAAAGAGAGCGTCCTCGCTTTGTTCTTGAGCAACCTTAGTTATTTCTTTCAGTTGAGATAACTGGTTTTTAATACTTACATTGCCAGACAAACCTTCAGCCTTTGCTCTTATAGCAGACGCCGTAGAACCTA